AGTGCTTGTAAAACTGAAGGTTTAGAGGTTTTAAACACTTATACTCATCAATTTGACCCTTATGGGGTGACTTGTACTGTAACTTTAGGTGAAAGTCACCTTTCTTGCCACACTTGGCCAGAAAAAAACTGTGTTGCGTTCGATATTTTTACCTGTGGAGCGAAAAATCCACGTAGTGTTGCCCTTTGGGTACTCCAATACTTTGATACTGATGATTATGTGATGAAAGATTATGCAAGATAGGCTATAAATAAAACTAAAAGCATTAATAATGGCGAAGCCACGCAAATCTAAAGCATTTAAGGATATAAGTTTGTCTTTTGACCCACATCCAGTGACAAAAGACCTACCTATTATCGCAAATGAGCGAGCAATCGTAAGATCTGTGAGAAATTTAGTTGAAACGATACCTACAGAGAGATTTTTTGACTCAAATTTAGGTACAAACATTCGTGAACTCCTATTTGAGAATATGAGTGCCTCTTCTGTAATGATTATAGAAGATATGGTACGTAGTACTATTAGAAACTATGAGCCAAGAGTAGGTGATATTGGTGTTGAGGTAGATGCAATACCAGATGGTAACACATTAAACGTCAAAGTGCTTTTTGAAATTATAGGATTAGAGGCTCCTTTGCAGTCTTTTGATTTTATACTAGAACCAACGAGATAATATGCCTTTTACTCAGTTTACAAGTTTAGACTTTGATCAAATCAAAGCACAAATTAAAGATTTTCTTCGTTCAAACTCAAATTTTACCGATTTTGATTTTGAAGGTTCTAACTTTTCAGTTTTAATCGATGCTCTTGCGTATAATTCATATATTAATGCCTTTAATGCAAATTTAGTTGCAAACGAATCATTTTTAGACTCTGCTACAATTCGTGAAAATGTCATATCTTTGGCAAGAAATATTGGTTATGTACCACGTTCAAAAACCGCTGCAATCGCTACAATTAACATTGGTGATATAAACTTAGGTGCAACTAATGACAACACTCCTAAGTTCCTTACCTTACGCTCTGGACTTACTTGTGTTGGTGTTACACAAGGAACAACATATAGATTTTCAATACCTGATGAAATTACATCAGCAAGAGTAAGAGATATTGGAGGGACTTCATTCGCTCAATTTCCTGACTCAATCAGTGTTTATGAGGGAACTTTACTTCAGAGAGTATATCGAGTTGATACTACAAAGGAACAAAGGTATATAATTGATAGTCCAAACATTGATAGTTCAACTTTACGTGTCTATGTTAAGGGAGCAAGTGATGTTGGACTTGGCAGAAAGTATTCAATGGTTGATAATATTTTAAATATTGATAAAAACTCTGAAATTTACTTAGCACAAGAAGTTCAGGATGAAAAATATGAGATTTTATTTGGTGATGGATTATTTGGTAGAAAATTAGAAAACGGTGCTATCATAACTGTAAGGTATATTGTCACTGATGGGGAGACTGGAAATGGTCCTTCCCAGTTTAGTTTCCAAGGTTCATTTACAAAGAGTGATGGAACATTATTTTCTCCCTCTGATAATGTAGTCATAACTACCATTAATAACGCTTCTAACGGTGCTGAAGTTGAAGATGTGTCTTCTATTAAGTATTTTGCTCCAAGACTCTACTCAGCACAATATAGAGCAGTTACACCTAGAGATTACGAAGCTATAATCGCAAATATTTTCCCTCAAACAGAATCCGTTTCTGTCGTAGGTGGTGAGGAATTAGACCCACCACAATTTGGAAAGGTTCAAATAAGTATTAAACCTAAAAATGGTACTTTTGTATCAGATTTTGATAAATCACAAATAAAAAATAAATTAAAGAGTTACGCTATCGCTGGTATAAATTCTGAAATAGTTGACTTGAAGATACTATTTGTGGAATTAAATTCAACAATATATTATAATCCAGCACAAATTGCATCTGCTGCTAATCTAAGAACTGAAATAATTAATTCATTAGATCAATACGCTAAGAACGTTGAAATTAATAAGTTCGGTGGTAGATTTAAATATAGTAAAATAAACACACTGATTGACCGTGTTGACAATGGAATCACATCAAACATAACAAAAGTGATTATTAGGAGAGATATGAAAGCTCTACTAAATCAATTTGCACAATATGAATTATGTTTTGGTAATCGTTTTTATATAAATCCTGCAGGTTACAATATTAAGAGTACGGGATTTACAATCAATGGATTCTCTAATGTAGCATATTTAACTGACATTCCAAATAAAGACTCTTCGGGTAATTTAGATGGTAGTATGTTAGGAATACTTAGTGTAGTGACTAAAAATGAGAAGGGTCAACAAATAGTTTTACTCAAAGAGGCTGGAGTTGTTGATTATAAAAAAGGTGAGGTAATACTTAATACCATCAACATCACATCAACTACTGCACAAAATAATATTGTTGAAGTTCAAGCATTTCCAGAATCAAATGATGTAGTAGGATTAAAAGATCTTTACTTAAGTTTTGATGTTTCAAATACTACAATAAATATGAATAAGGATGTAATCGCTTCAGGTGAGGATGTTTCAGGTATTGTGTTCACAAGAGATTACTACACATCAAGTTACTCTAACGGAGATTTAGAGAGGAAATAATTTATGTCAAGCATTGACAAAAGAATAAAAGTCAATACGATTATTGAGAATCAGTTACCTGAGTTTGTGGTAACTGATTTTCCAAAAGCTACTGAGTTTTTAAAACAATATTATATCTCCCAAGAATTTCAAGGGGGAGCAAGTGATTTAATTAATAATTTTGACCAGTATTTAAAACCTGATAATTTAGTACCAGAAGTCGTAGTTGGTCTTACAACTACTTCAGCAGATATTTCATTAACCGATACAACCATAACCGTACCTAGCACAAAAGGATTCCCAACGGAATATGGTTTATTAAAAATTGATGAAGAAATTATATCTTACACTGGTATAACTTCAACATCTTTTACTGGTTGTATTCGTGGTTTTAGTGGTATATCTGGTTATAATGTTGGAATATCTTCTTCACTACTAGAAATAAATCGTGAGAGTTTAGTTTTTGATGATACAACAGCAGCGACTCATACATCAGGCACCACTGTCACAAATTTATCTGTATTATTCCTTCAAGAATTTTTCAAAAAACTTAAGAAAACATTTTTACCTGGTTTAGAAAATGAAGAATTTTCTTCAAATTTAGATGTAGGTAACTTTGTCAAGTTCGCTCGTTCTTTCTATCAGTCAAAAGGTGTTGAAGAATCTATAAAAATATTATTTAAAGTATTATATGGAGTTGATTCAAGGATAATAGACCTTGAAGGTAATTTAATAAAACCATCTGATGCAGAATTTATACGTAGAGAAGTTGTTGTAGCTGATTTAATTGGAAGTGGTGAACCACAAAATTTAACTGGGCAAACAATATTTAAATCAACAGATACGTCAACTAACGCATCAGTTTCAGAAGTTGAAATAATTAAACGAGAAGGTAGAAATTATTACAAGATTGCATTATTTGTTGGATTTAGTGATCGTGACTTGATTGAGGGTGTATTCACTGTACCAGGTAATACTAAGGTTCTTGATAAAGTTGATGCTGGTGCTACGATAATAAATGTAGATTCAACTGTTGGTTTTGGAACTACTGGAACTGTTATTAGTGGTGCTAACTCAAAAATTGATTACACATCAAAATCAATTAATCAATTCTTTGGATGTTCTGGTATAGGAGTTGGTATAGGAACAGCAGATAATCTTAGAGATAATGAAACTATCTTTGGATATGAAAATGGAGATTTAACAAAAAGAGTTGATTTAAGAATTACTGGTGTATTATCAGAATTAGTTCCTATTACTGATATTAGTTTGATTAACGAAGGTGAAAATTTCTTTGTAAAAAATATTGGTGAAAAGATAGAGAATAGTAATGAAAATTATAAACAAATTTTTGCAAATTCATGGATATACAATACAAGTTCAAGATTTCAAGTAGACATACCAGTTGGTAGTTCAACATTTACATTAAAAACACCAATTGATAAATCATCTCTTAAGGTAGGTGATAAATTTGATATCTTAAAAAGAAATGAACAAGTAATAGCTGGTAGTGGTGTAGTTGCAAGTATCAATATTACATTAAATCAGATTACTGTTACACAAATTGCTGGATTTACTCAGAATCCAAATATAGAATATGATATTCGTAGAAAGATAGAAAAAGCATCAAGTACAGGTGTATCAATCTCAAAGGGAAATGATCAAATTATTGCAGATACATTAAGCGTTTATGTTGATGGAAATGCTGATGGTTACGTTGCATCAAATTCTTTACCCAGTTATGATATTACTACTGACATAATTGAAGAAACTCTTGTAGGAGGCACTGCTGCTGGATTAGATGCATTTAATCCTTTAAATGATCGCTATAGTTTTATTAATTTTAATATTAGTAGAAATGTAAAATTTATTCAAGGTGATGCTGTTGTTTATCAACCTGAAGGAGAAGCATTAGTTGGTTTAGATACTGGAAGAACATATTTTGTAGATCCTGTCATACCTCAGCCTGGTCAAGATATTACAAAAATTAGAATATTTAACTCATTAGCACAAATCGGGTCTGCAAGCACAGTTCAAGTTGGACCGACTACCTCTACTACAGATGTTCACAGATTTGTTCTCCAAAAACATAAGAGTAGAGAATTAGAAGCAGATAAGATATTGAGAAAGATTCCTCTTAGACAAAACTTATTTGTTAGTTCAAATCAAGATATACCCACAAACGATATTGGTATATTAATTAATGGTGTTCAAATTCGTTCACCTATTTCAGATAATCAGATATATTTTGGTCCTTTAGAATCAGTTGATTTATTAAATGGTGGTAGTGGATATGATGTTTTGAATCCACCTATTGTTGGAATTGAAACAAGTAGTGGAGTTGGTGCTGCAGTTGAGCCAATATTACAAGGAACAGTAAAAGATGTATTTGTTGATCCACAAGAATTTGATATTGATGCTGTTCAAAGTATTTCATTAACTGGTGGTAATGGTAGAGGATGTGTATTGCAACCGATATTAGGAACAAGAAACAGAGAACTGCAGTTTGATAGTAGAGATATTTTCTTTAATGGTGGTGTTGATATAGAAAATGAAACAATTACATTCAAATCTAACCATAATTTACTTGATGGACAACTCGTATACTATGGATCTAATGGAAACAGTCCAATAGGAATTGGAACTGCATTTGATCTTGAAAATAAAGTAAGTAGCACACTATCAGATGGTGCACCATATTTTGTCAGGTCTGTAAACCCATCAACAGTTAGAATCTTTAATACACCTACAGATGCTTTATTTGGAACTGCTGGTATAAACACAATTGGATTATCAACTGATACCTCTGCAAGTGGTATTCATAAATTTAGAACTGAAAGTAGAAATACTCTAGTTGCTGTTAAAGTTTTAGAAGAGGGAACTGGATACACTCATCGTAAATTAAGAGTCAAACCCATAGGAATATCGACATCCTTAAATGTTGTAACTTTTAAAAATCATGGATTTAAAACTGGTGAAATAATAGAATATTCTGCAGAAACATCACCAATACAAGGATTAAGCACAGCATCTTCATATTACATTAAAAAATTAACTGATGATACTTTCCAACTAGCAGATGCAGGTATCGGAGGAACTTCAACCACAGACTTTAACAGAGGTAAGTATGTAAACTTCACTTCATCTGGAGAGGGATTTCAAATATTTAATTACCCACAGATAAAAGTTAATGTTGATGTATCTTATGGTTCAACAATAACTGGTGATATTGTAATTACACCTGTTGTAACTGGAGAATTAATTGGTGGGTATCTATATGAAGAAGGTACAAACTACGGATCAACCACTCTTGATAAAGAAGTAGTTCCCAAAGTTACAATCGAAAATGGTAGATTTGCTGAATTTAAACCAATAATTGTTAATGGTAGAATAACTGATGTTGCAGTTGTTAATAGAGGTAGAGAATATAATTCAAGTCCAGAGATAAGGGTTTTAAATACAGGAGATGGTGCAGGAGCTGGTGCTGTTGTTCGTCCAGTAATTGAAAATGGACAAGTAATTGATGCGATTGTGACTAATACTGGAATTGGTTATAGTAGTGTATCAACAGAAGTAAGAGCATTTCCAAGAGGTTCTAATGGGTCATATGCAGCAAGAGTTAGAAGTCTAACTTTAAATAATACACATAGATTTGGTGATTCTTTCTTATCAGAAAAAGAAGATACATTAAAGTTTAGTATATTAGGTTATTCTCAAGATATTGCTAATAATTTTGAAAATACATTCAATGTAACTTCAAGTGGTGAATTTAGTAATATTATTGGTCACTCTCCAATAGTTGGTTGGGCATATGATGGTAATCCAATATATGGTCCTTTTGGATATTCAGATCCTTCTAATATTAACTCTGCGTTAAAAATTATACAACCCTCCTATGTCACTGATGTTAATAGAATAATTAATCGACCACCAG